CTGGAGGCCAATTGCGAAATACGAGGCTTCAACACACGCTCTGCGAAGTCATCCAATTGCATGGTCAATTCAGCAGATGTGAAGTTGACACCGATGTGCTTTTGGCTGGCCACAGTCAGAGTGGTGTACTGTTCGTTGTCGTCCTGAACTTGCAGGGCGGCGCCGTCAGTCACCAGAGCGCGGTCGGGCAAACGGATACGCAGTGTAGAGCCGATTTTTGCGCCTTCAACAGCGAAAGAATCGTCATACTGGCGGTTCACGTTACGGGTAAGAACCAGGTTGTTTTCCAAGATTTCCAGCGATTTGCGGGTAATCATGTCAATGGTCAGAATACTGTTAGACATTTCAGTCCTTTCAAAAAAGTCAAAGTTTTAGCGGTTCTGCGCTTCCCACTTCTTTTGCTGGCGCCTGCGTTCAGCTTCAATCCACTGTGAGTCGGTCATGGTCTTGGTAGACCGTGGGTCCGTAGTGTCATAAGCTGGCGCTCCAGAGGAGCGTGCAGTCACCGGCGAAATTGGCGCTGGTGCAGATGTAGTTTTCTTGACTGGGGGCGCTGAAACCAATTTGGCCTCAATTTTCCCAATCTCTTTCGCCTGACTGAGTGGCGACATGCGTGAGATACGTTCCGCTTCTTTAGGGTTTGAGCCAAGGTAGTACGCTAACTCAGGCCCAATCTCCGAAGACTGGATTGTTTCTGCCATCACGTTCGTGACTGGAAGTTTGGGGTTGTACGCGACCTGTTCAAAGTCATCGTACTTAGACCGTGCTTCTTCCTCAAGATCGTGGTAGCTCTCAAGAACTTGCGATTGCTGCTTGGCTGCTTCACGCTTGGCGATCAGTTCTTCGGCTTTCTGAAGGGCCAATGCTTCCGCATAGGCTTCAGTAGACTCGAACTGGTCAGCGGTGGCAGTCGGGGCTGCACGTAGCGTCTGCTGTTCAGACTGGCGCTGCGCTTGTTCTCTTTCCCACTTACGTTGCTCTCTTGCGAGGCGTTTGCCGATGGCAGCGTCAAGTTCCTCTTGCGAGAATGTCTTGGCAGGCTGTGTTTCAGCTACTTCCGGCGTACTTTCAGCAACTTCAGGTGTGGCCGTCACATCCGTGGTTGGCGCGGAGTCTACTTCCGCTAGGGCTTGGACTTCTTCAGTCATTGATTTGAATCCTGAGATTCCCTGGTGTGCCGCACCAGTACGGTTTGAGACATTCTATTATGATTTTATCGGCCACGCGCTAAAAGTTCGTGGTTCGGTAATTGTAGATGGCAAATCACGCAATGCTTGACGGTATGCCACCCATGCAGATTTAATAGCTTCCGGTGTGTCCACCAGTTGTGTCCAATCGGAAGTTGCCAAAAACTGGTTGCGTGTAGCACGGATTTGCTGCATAGCAGAGTCTTTTCTGGCTTGGACTTCTTCATCAGTCAAAGCACGAACAGACACCCTATACACCCAATCGCCTTCAACATAAGGCTCAACGGTTTCCAAGCATTCTGTCAAAGAATCGTAGTCTTTGTACAGATTGACACGCTTGGCATTGTTTGCCAACAAAAACTCATCCGTAGGCCCGTCAGATGTAAAAGATGTGTTTGAAAAGACTGTACGGTAGTCGCCAATGCTGACGATTGCGTTGTCTTGTATGAGTGCGATTTCCATGATTGTCCTTACGATGTTGGCAATGATTGTGTTGGTGGCGTAAAGTTTGCGCTTGATGTGTAGCGTGCATAACCTTTGGTAATTCTTAAATCATCTATATAGCCAAGAAAACCAGTTCCTGACCTAGCGACAGAATTGCCAATAGTTAAAAATTGATCTGTAGATGTACCGCTAAAAGCAGATCCTCCTTTATATACGCCATCAATCCAAACTCTACCAAAAAGGCCGCTATCTAATGCTACAGTTAAATATGTCCAAGTGTTTAATGGAAAAGTTCCAGCAGGGCTGTAACCGTTAAATATAACTTGGCCTGATGAGGTAACACCAAATGTTGTTCCTGTAGTTGATGAAGTTGTTGACCTAGTATCTACCAATGTAGCATTTGCATATGCAGATGTATAAATCCAACATTCAATGGTAAGAGCCCCTGTGCCAAAAGCATAGTTTGGACTATTAGGCGCTTGTAAAAACGCGCCTGTTCCTGTGAAATACAAAGAGCCTGTACCGTATTTCTTTTGAGTTGTACTGATCTGCGCTGAACCCGCTGTAATTTCAGTAGTAATCATCGCACTGTCGTAAATGCCAGCGTTTGTACCACTAAGTAACAGGGATGTGTTGGTGATGGCAGTAAGCGGGGCTGTAGGCGGGGTAAAGTTGGATGTGTATAAAGCTGTGCCATTTAACATTCGAGCATTTGATATGTAACCCGTAAATAAAAAACCTGCATAGTCAGTGTAATATTTGCCAATTGTTGTTGTTGTAGTTGTAGGCGTATATACTGTAGTTGCTGGCGTTCCTACACTTACGCCATTTTTATATAGCGTTAATGTTGTTCCATTTCTTACCGCAGCAACATGAATCCAAGTGTTATATGTAATTGCAACTGTATCCGAAACAATATTAGATACACTATCTGTCCCAACCCTAAATGAAAGCGTAGTGCCAGATGTTAAACTTAATAAAACCCCTACTGTTGCAGTAGAAACATAAGTTGAAATAATTCCGCAACTTGTTGTGCCACTAGGTACATATATCCATGCTTCAAGAGTAAAATTGCCCGTTAAAGTGAGCGCGGAATTACTTGGGGACACTAACCAATCCGTACTGCCGTTAAAATACATCGACCCACCATACACACTTGGGCTGTAAGATGCTGTATTGAGGAACGGGCTAAAGCGTTGGACTGAGGGTGTGCCTGACGTTGTTAAAGTAAAATTGTTGGTGCTGTTATCTTTGAAGTATGTGGATTGGCAAGTCAACCAATTAGTATTTGTTATTGCAGTTAAAGGAATTGTTGGCGGTGTAAATGCAGAGGTATAAACAGCTGTTCCAATAACTACTCTAGCATTTGAAACATAACCACTAAAAAAACTTGACGATGTATTTGCGCCAATACGAATTGCGCCAGTATGATTGTATAAAGCATTGGAATTAGTAACTGGCGTTCCTACAGAAACGCCATTTTTATACATAGTAATAGTTGAACCATTGCGAACAACAGCAACGTGATACCAAACGCCTGCCACTAAAACATTTGGGTCCAATATATCTATTTCCCATCCACCTCCACTTGTAGATGCTAAAAATTCCAATTTCATTGTTGCGCTATTGCCAATTACTAAAAGATATTCAGCATACGCAGGGCTACTTTGGTAACCTTTATTCAAAATGCAACGCTCGCCAGTTACTGAGGCAGGCAAACATATCCAACATTCAATAGTAAAATTAACTGAAGCACCAATCCATTGATTTGTGTTATGCGCAATTTGTAAAGCGTCCGATGTACCGTTAAAATAATTTGACCAGTTAGGCCCAAACGGAGCAGCCGAGCCTTGTGTGGGTGTGCCGTTACGTGTAATCGTAAAGTTGTTTGTAGACGAATCCAAGAACGTATTGTTCTGAGCACCGTTAGTCCCATCCCCGTTAAACAATGCCGTGACATAGTTGAACTGAGGGTCGGTTGTTGCTGGCGGTGCACTAGTAACCGAATTTTTTGAGATTGGTGCTCCAAACATTTACTAATCCTTATTGGGTGTAGTTTTGGCCAACAGTGATACCGTACCAACTTGTGCCATCCGAAAAGAACGAGAAAATATCTTGTTTAGATGCTGTGCTGGTAACGGTTGGCGCTGTACCACCAGGCCAATTTACTGTACTCCAAGTCACTGTGCGAGAGCCTGTAGCATCTTGACGCAAATACATGATGAATGACTTGCCAGCGCCAGCAGTAGGCATCGTGATCGTTGCGTTGGCTGTCAGCGTCAGAATCTGCACTGTACCGTTAGTCAACGCCACTGTAATAGCTGTTGATGTATTGGCTACATACGCAGTCTCAGTGTAGTTTGTAACGGCTGGGTTGGTTAAAGATGGCGTATTGTTTAATACAACTGCGCCAGAACCAGTAGAAGTTGTTGCTCCTGTGCCCCCGTTTGTCACACCTAATGTGCCTGTCACGCCAGTTGACAAAGGCAAACCAGTTGCATTGGTCAATGTAGCGCTTGTGGGCGTACCCAAAACAGGCGTAACCAAAGTTGGGCTAGTTGACAAAACAACCGATCCAGAACCAGTGGATGTCGTAACGCCCGTACCACCGTTAGCAACCGCAACAGTACCCGTCACATTGGCGGCGTTGCCAGAGATGTTGCCGCTAACTTGCGATCCTGGCAAACTTAACGCGCTCAAAGTTGTGAGCGTAGAGTTGCTACTGGCCGTGATGT